ACCGCAGCATCGCAAACCAGACCTTGCGCAACGTAAACTCTGCCGTCAGGGACGATCAGCGGACGCTCACCGTCGAAGAAGACCAGATCAACATCGACCCTGGCGGTGGCAGCTTCGGCAGCGTCAGCGGCATCGAAAACCGCACCGGGTTCGGCAGCGATGTCAACATCGGCGGTGGCCTCAGCTTCAACAACCGCAACACCGTCCAGGGCGACGTGACGACGAGCGACGAGGCGGCCTTCGACAACCGCGAGCAGGGCGACGTGACCGGCTCGGTGCGCGCCAATGACAGCTCGTCCGTGACCAACCGCGGCAACATTCAGGGATCGGTTGAGACGCGCGATCAGAGCAGCTTCGCCAACCGCGAAACCGGCAGGGTACAGAACGATGTGAATGTCACGGGCGGTTCGTCCGCCACGAACGCGGGCGAGATTGGCCGCAACGTCACGGTGCAAGACCAGGGCAGCTTCGAGAACCAGGGGGGCGGAGTCGTCGCCAACAATGTCTCTCTGGTTGACAACGCGCGCGGGCGTTTCCGCAACGACTCGCGCGTTGGCGGCAACGTCAGCGCTCAGGACAACGCGCTCGCCTCGTTTGAGCGCCGTGCCGAGGTTGGTGGGCAAATCCAGGCCGAGAGCGAGTCCAACGTCGAGCTGCCCAGTCGGCGCGGCCTGAATGGCGGGCGCTTTTCCCGCGGTGCCGGTCCGGCTGGGGGCATCCGCATCGGCGAGACGGGCGCTGGCAGCGCGCCGCAGAAGAACCCGCGCACCAGTCCCCTCGACAGCGGCCCGAGCGGCGGTGCGCTTGGCCAGCTCCAGGGTGGTGGCGCGCGTCGCCGCCGCCTGCTCGGCTAAGCAGGAGGGCTCATGCACGAGGAGACGTTCGCCGGGAAGCCGATGGGGCCGCAGCCCACGAACCCCGGCTACGAAATGCTCTCACAGTTGGCCCAGAACGACCCCGAGGGGCTGCGCACGCTGCGCAATGTCGTGCGCCGCGTCCACTTTCAGGAGTGCCCGAACGAGGTGCTCGACGACTACACCGTGGACCAGATGATCGCCTCGCTGCTGCCCGAGACGCAGGAGCGCCTCATTAAGCGAGCGGTGGATGCGCAGGCGGACGCGGGATGACCAGGCGTTACGTTCACATCAATCAGCATCGCATCAAGCACAATCACAAGACAGGTGAGCGCGAGCCCGTCATCACGATCAAGAAGGGCGCGAGCAACACCTACGCCCATGAGGCTGAAATCCTCGGGCCGTGTCGCGTGGTCTACCGCCCGGACGCGCCTCTCAAGTGCGGCGCGCGTGTGTGGATCGAAACCGACCATGAGGTTGTCCCGCTGCCCGACGAAACGGGGTTGATTGGTGGCACCGAGTCTTAACTGGACTTCGCCCGGCAAGGTCACGAGCGCGTTTCTGCGCGATCAGTCGTTCGTGCGCGGCCTGCGCGGGCCGGTCGGTTCCGGCAAGTCGGTGGCCTGCTGCATCGAGATCGTGCGTAAGGCCATGCAGCAGAAGCCCAACGCCAATGGCGTGCGGCGCTCGCGCTGGGCCGTCATCCGCAACTGCTACGATGACCAGACCGACGTACTCACTGAGCGCGGCTATGTCCGGTTTGCCGACCTACGTGACGACGACCGCGTTGCCGTCCTCAACCGAGACGGCACGTTTCATTATGAGCTTCCGAAGGAAAAGGTGCGCTTCCCCGTAGATGAGGAGCTGTACGGCTTTGAGGGGGAGAGCATCGACTTTCTCGTCAACGGAGAGCATGACCTTTGGGCGTCTAAGCGTAGCGGGCGTGCGCAGGCATGGGGCGACTACCAGCGCGTGAATGTGTGCTCAGCGTTTGGCACACAGAATGTCTACCGGGTGCGCAAGGATGCGGTTTGGCATGGGCGGAAGGTCATGCCGCTCGCTCTGTGGCGCCTTGTTGGACTGTTCTATGCCGAGGGTTACGCTCGTCCGCCGCAGGATGGCACTGGCGCGCGACTCGTCGTGACCACGGGGCCAGACGTGGATGATGTGCGCGCCGTGCTGCGAGCTGCGGGCGTCGAGTTCCGCGAAACTCGCGAAGGCAGCGTCACACGCTTCCATATCGGTTCAAAGTGGGCAGCCAAGGCGGGCGTTTACGACCTCCTCGTGAGTAAGGGCAAGGCGGCGAACCTGCGGGCGCCCGAGAGCGTGTTTGCCGCGACCCCGGATGAAGCGTGGGCCTTCATCGAAGGTTACTACATAGGCGACGGCGATAAGGGGGGCCGGCGCGCCCGTTGCATCACGACGAACAGCGCAGGTATGGCGGATGACCTCCAACGCCTCGCCATCCACGCAGGGGCGTCGGCGCATGTCTCGTATCGCGAGCGGGTCACACATCCGCCAAGCTCGCATGGCCCGCACAAGGCGACCGAACACACCGTCACGATGGTATCGCCTTCTCGCCAACGCCCGAAGCTGGTCAAGCAGAAGGGCAAGTACCGGGGCTGGTATCGACGGCACTACCGCGGCGAGCTGTTTTGCGTCACGACGAGCACGGGCGTCATCAATGTGCGCCGCAACGGGAAGGCGTTTTGGTGCGCCCAAACTGCGCCTGAACTGAAAACCACCACGATCAAGACGTGGCGCGACTGGGTGACGGATGACTGGGGCAAGTTCCGCTGGTCGGTGCCCTACACGCACCACGTCAATGTCGCACTGCCCGACGACACGACCGTCGAGCTTGAGGTGCTCTTCTTGGCGCTTGACAAGCCCCAGGACATGAAGAAGCTCCTCTCGCTGGAGCTGACGGGCGTGTGGATCAACGAGGCGCGTGAGATCGACAAGCAGCTCGTGGACGCCTGCACGATGCGTGTGGGGCGCTTCCCCTCGCAGGGCGACGGCGGGCCATCGTGGTACGGCGTTATTATGGACACGAACAGCCCCGCCGAGGACCACTGGTGGGGTATCTTGGCCGGCGAGGTGCCGATCCCCGAGCACCTCACGCACGAGGAACGCAAGCACCTTGTCAAGCCCGAGGGGTGGTCTTTTCATACCCAGCCCGCGGCGATGGTCGAGGAGATCGACGAAGCGGGCGACCTGCTGGGCTACGAGCTGAACCCCGAGGCCGAGAACCGGCTCAATCTCGACCCCGAATACTACCCGCGCATCATCACCGGCAAGTCGCGCGCGTGGATCAACTGCTATGTCCTCAACCGTTACGAGACGATGGTAGAGGGCAAGCCGGTCTACCCGACCTTCCGGCGCGAAACCCACGTCGCCAAGGAACGCATGGAGCCGCAACCGGGCCTGCCCATCATCACTGGGATCGACTTCGGGCGCACGCCTGCCATTGTCTTCACGCAGCAGCTTCCCGGCGGGCGCTGGATCATCCTGCACGAGCTGGAAGCCGACAATATGGGCGCGACGCGCTTTTCCGAGCTGGTCAAGCGCGAGATTGCGAACCTCGGCTGGGCGGATCGCACCTTCCACCACTACGGCGACCCAGCGGGCAACGCGCAGCCGCAAACCGACGATCAAACGCCCTTCATGATCCTGCGCACGAATGGTGTCCACGCCACGCCCGCGCCCACCAACGACCCCGAGGTGCGCATCGAGAGCGTGGAGACGCTGCTCAATCGCATGGTGGACGGCAAGCCCGCGCTGCTGGTCAACCCCCACTGCAACACGATCATCGCGGGCTTCGAGGGCGGGTATCACTACCGCCGCTTGCAAACCTCGGCGGAGCGGTACGAGGACCGACCGTCCAAGAACCGTTTTTCGCATCCCCACGACGCGCTCCAGTACGCCGTCGTCTCCGGCGGCGAAGGGCGGCGTGTGACCACGGGGCGCAAGACAGCCCCCAAGCCCGCCAAGGCCAGGGTCGGGTGGAACCCCTTTGGCAAGCGCAAGGAACGGCCGGGGCCGATCTGATGTGGATGGTGTGCTTCACGAATTGTGGCCGGGTGTGGTGGCGGCACCTCACCAAGCCGGGGTTTCGGCACGTCTTCGCCATGACCTATTGCACCGACCACGACGTGTGGACGGTGTTCGAGTGGAGCCGGGCCGGGATTGACATCTACCCTGCCAGCTCGGCGGCGGTGGAGTACATCCTCAACGCCATTGAGCGCCGCGGCGGCGAGGCATGGGCGATCCAGCACCAGGGGCGCGGACGGCGCTTCCCGCTCGGGTTTGTCACCTGTGTGAGCGCGGTGAAGCACCTCATCGGCATCCGGTCCTGGGCTGTCACGCCCCATCAGCTCCGAAGTGAATTGTCGCGGCGCGGCGCCAAGCGGATTGTGAGCAGCCATGATTGAGACGACGCCTCTCGACGACCGCCACATGCACGACTTGCTCGACATCGCGCAAACCTTTGTCGGCGAGTCGGGCTGGGGATGGACGTACAGCGAGTCCAGCTCACAGGAGCAGTTTGAGCGGTACATCGATAGCCCGATGGCCGACGTAATCGGGGTCTTTGTCAACCGCCGCCTCGCCGGCTGCGCGCTTGTCGTCAGCGGCCAGGAGTTTGTCATGGAAGAGGTGTGCTTCTTGGCGAAGTTCTACATCCACTCCTGGGCACGTGGCACACAAGCGGCGCGGGCGCTTGCGCGCGCGGTTGTCGAGTGGGCCGACGAGATGCAGTCCGATGCGATCTTCGCTACGGCCACGGCGAACATTGGCGAGGGCAAGGCGTTCGAGAACCTGCTTGCCAAGCAGGGGTTTCGCGCCGCCGGCCAGACGATGGTGCATCCAATGGAGAGCAGTGATGGGTAAGTTCGCCCCCGACCCGCCGCCGCCGCCGGAGCCGGCGCCCCGGCAGCGCAAGACCGCGGACGAGGTGACGGCGCAGAAGAAGCGTCGCCGCGAGGAGCAGGCCGCGGAAAAGCGCACCGATGTTCAGCAGCGGCGCTCGCGGGCGCAGGCGCGTGAGCAGGCCGAGGAAAGTGCTGAGGAGCGTCAGCAGGCCGAGGCCGCGGCGCGCAGCGGGCAGGCTGGCACGCGCTCGCTGCTATCGAGCGGCTTTTCGGGCTTCGGCGAGGACGATGACGACGATGAGAGCAATCGTCGGCGCAACCGTGCGCTTCGGCGGCGCAGGAGCAGTTGATGGCGGAACGGGATTCCAGCCCCGAGGGCGGCGCCTCCGGTGGCGGCGATGACAGCGCGCGCAAGGTGCTCGACCGCTTCCGCAAGGCCAAGGGGCGCAAGGACCAGTGGCGTGATCTCTGGCAGGAGGCGATGGACTATGCGCTGCCGAACCGCCAGGGCTTTCACGACGATGAGGTGGCGAGCCGCGGCGACAGTCGCGCTGCCCGCATTTTCGACGAAACGGCCGTGGTGGGCGTGCCGCGCTTCGCGTCGCGTCTCCAGGTCGGCATGTTCCCGCCGGATGGCCGCGCGTTCCGGCTAGAACCGGGGCCGCAGCTCCCGCCGAGCGAGCAGACCAACTCGGTGCAGGAGTCCCTGGACGAGATCACCGACCTCATCCACACGGCGCTGCGCCAGTCGAACTTCATCGCCGAGGCGCACGAGGCGTTCCAGGACCTCACCATCGGCACCGGCAACCTGACCGTCGAGCCGGGAGAATTCCCCGGCGATCTGGTCTTTCAGTCGGTGCCGCTGACGCAGGTGTCGCTGATCGAGGGGCCTGGGGATTTCCCCGAGGCGTGGTTTCGCCACCGTCCGCTGCGGCTGCGTGACCTCAAGCACATGTGGCCCAAGGCCAAGCTCAGCCAGCGGCTCCAGGAGGCGGTGGACGCCAACCCGGATCGCAGCGTCACCGTTGTCGAGGCCACCGAGCGCGATTGGAGCGTGCGCGAAACCGAGGCGTACGACTTCCGCATCGTTGTCCAGGACTTCCAAGAGACAATCCTTGAGGATAGCGTGCGGGGTGACGGTTCCCTGCCGTGGGTGACGTTTCGGTGGTCCAAGGCGGCCAACGAGGTCTATGGCCGTGGCCCGCTGATCCTGGCGTTGCCCGCCATCAAGACCACCAACCTCATGGTCGAATTGATCCTGCAAAACGCTGAGATGGCGATTGGCGGGTTGTGGACCTATGACGACGATGGCGTCTTCAACCCGGATCAAGTGACCATTGAGCCCGGAACTTTCCTGCCGAAGCAGCAGGGGAGCGAGATCGCGCCGCTCCAGTCGGGGGCGCAGTTCGACGTGGGCCAGATTGTCCTCGAAGACCAGCGCCGCAACATCCGCAAGGCGCTGTTCGTGGACGAGCTGGAAACCACGGGCAAGACGCCGCTTTCGGCCACCGAGGTCGCCGAACGTACGGCGGACACGGCGCGCGACATGGGCGCCATCGCCGGGCGCCTGCAAAGCGAGTTCATGATCCGCTTGATCCGGCGCATCGTCCACATCTTCCGCGAGCAAGGGCTCATCGACGTGCCCAAAGTGGACGGGCGTGAGATCAAGGTGACGCCCACCTCACCGCTCCTGCGCGCGCAGAACATGCAGAACGTGAGCGACTGGCTGCGCTTTCAGGAGGCCGTGCAGGGGAGCTTCGGGCAGCTCGGTCTTGCCCTGACCAACCAGCAGGAAGCCGCGCGCTGGCTGGCCGACCAGTTCGGCATCCCGGCGCGACTGCTGCGCAGCGAGCAGGAGGTGGAGCAACTGCTCCAGCGTGCGCAGCAGGCCATCGTGGACTCCGGCGGCACGCCGGGGCAGCAGAGCCCAGGAGACGTTCCCATTGGACAGACGAACCGGGGCGGCCGATAAGGCGCAGAACCAGCGTCAACTCGGGCCGGACGGCCATCACTGGACGCCCGAAACCAACGCCAAGCTCAACGCCCTCGCCCTGCGCGTTTTCTCGTCGGGCGATGGCTACGAGCTGCTCAACTATCTCCGCAACATCACGCTCAACCGGCCGCTGCCACCTGACGCGACGGATGGCTACCTTCGCCACCTGGAGGGGCAGCGGTACATCGTGGGCGTGCTCGTTGCGCGCATGACTCAAGCACAAAGGAGCGATCATGCTGGACCGGATGCTCAGCCGAACGTGGATGAGTAAGCTGGCGCTCGCCGCGGACGGCGAGGGCGCTGGCGGCGGGACGGCCCCTGCCGAGGGCGACGGCAAGGCGCCGCAGCAGCCCGCGGACGGCGGCCAGCCTGCACCGCAGCAGCCGAGTGAGCAGCCGCGGCAGGAGCCCAAGCAGGAGCCCAAGCAGCAGCCGCAGCAGCGGCGGCGTCAGGAGCCTGCCGAGGGCAAGCAGGACGGCAAGCAGCCGGAGGCGCCCACCAAGCCCGACTGGATGCCCGACAAGCTGTGGGGCGACGGCTCGCAGTTTCTCACGCAGGACGGCAGCCTCGACACCGAGGCGATGGGCAAGGCGCTGTCGGAGTCCTACCGTCAGGCCGAGAACAAAATCTTCACGCGCAAGGACGATCTCAAGAAAGAGGTCGCGCAGGAGATCGAGCAGGAGCGCCGGGCCAATGTCCCCGAGAGCCCGGATCGCTACCAGCCCAATGTGCCCGAGGGCGTGCTGCCCGAGAACGCCGAAGTGCAGATCGACGACAACGACCCGATCTTGCAGGAGTTCAAGCAGACCGCGCACGACATTGGGCTGACCCAGGACCAGTTTGACTCGCTGTTCCAAACCTACCTCAAGGCGCAGACCCAGGCGCTTCCCGACGTGAACAAGGAGATCGAGCGCTTGGGCGACCACGGCCCGCAGCGTCTCGACCGCGTGGAGCGGTGGATGCAGTCGCACCTCTCCGAGAGCGGCCAGCAGAAGATGCAGCAGCTCGCCGTGGACGCGGATACCGTGGCGCTCTTCGAGGAGGTCATGGAGCTGGCGGGCGAACCCAAGTTCCAGACCACTCAGGACGGCGAGGTGGTTGAGGAAACTTCTATGGAGGAGCTGAAGCGCCTTCAGGGCACCGAGGAATACCGCCGCGGCGACCCGGCCACGGTGCGCAAGGTGCGTGCGGGCTACCAGAAGCTCGCCCAGCAGCGGGCGCGCGGCGGGCGCTGAGCGGCAGTGAATAGTGTGGCATCACGGCCACACCTAGCCTGAGATCGAAACGCCCGGCCCCTGCCGGGAGCATCACGCGGACCCCATCGGGACCAATCCGCTGGCCACGCAGGGACGAACCGGCTTCCACGGTGAGAGCAGCAATCGAGGGAGCCTGAGATGGCCCAGCCGAGTATCGACACGGCATTTGTCGAGGAGTTCGAGCAGGGGGTCCATCTTGCGTACCAGCGGATGGGCTCGAAGCTCCGCAACACCCTGCGCACGCGCGACGGGGTGCAGAACAAGACGACCTTCCAGAAGATGGGCAAGGGCACGGCCACGCAGAAGGATCGGCACGGTCAGGTCACGCCCATGAACCTCAGTCACGACAACGTGTCCGTCGTGGTTGAGGACTGGTTCGCTGGCGAGTGGGTGGACGAGCTGGACACCCTTCGGATCAACCACGACGAGATGCTCGTGGCGCAGGAGTCCGGCGCGGCGGCGCTCGGCCGCAAGACGGACGAGATGATTACCACCGCCATGAACCAGACCTCGACCACCCAGGACAGCACGAGCGCCAACATCGATCTGGCCTTCGCGCTCCAGCTCATGGAGACGTTCGGCAACAACGAGGTGCCGGACGATGGTCAGCGTCACGCGGTCGTGGCCTGGGAGCACTGGTCGCAGCTCATGCAGATCACGGAGTTCACCCGCGCGGACTTCGTGGGTCAGGACCAGCTTCCCTTCCCGTCCGGCATGACGGCGAAGCGGTGGCTCGGCTTCATGTGGTTCCCGCACTCGGGCCTGCCGGTGCCGACGAGCGGGCAGCACACGGCCTTCGCCTACCACCGCAACGCGCTGGCGCACGTCATCGGCAACGATGTTGAGTCGAACATGCAGTACCACAACGACCGGGACAGCACGTTCGTCCTCAACAAGATGCAGATGAACGCCGTCCTCATTGACGAGGAAGGCTGCGTCAGCATGGACATCCAGGACTAAGGGGGAGCTGAGATGGCCTTCGACAAGTCCGGCATGAAGCACATGGCCTACGAGGCCGGAGTCAGCCGGTGGCACTACACCAACACCGGCGACACGAAGACCACGATCAACGGCTCCGGGTACTTCAACCCCTTCGAGGGCTACCTGGATGTTGGTGACGTGATCTTCATCCACGCCTCGGACGGTGCCATCGTTCAGATGGTCACGAGCATTGACCGAGCGAACGGCACAGTGAGCACTGCCGCGGCGTAACCCCGCAGTGAATTGCGGCATGTGTCCGAGTGGGCCGGGATCAGGCGTGGTCCCGGCCCATTTCGTGCGAGGTGAGGATGGCAAAGGACATCACCCCGATTGAGATGACCAACAAGGCGCTTGTGCTCATTGGCGCCTTGCCGATCACCTCGTTCAACGAAACCACGGCCGAAGCAGTGGTGGCGAACCAGATTTACGAGGACATCGTACTGGACGCCATCTCCAAGCACGACTGGTCGTTCGCCACCGGCCAGATCGACCTCACGAACAACCGCCTTTCCGATACGCCGTTGACTCAGTATTCGGCGGCCTATCAGGCGCCGACAAACCCGCGGCCCGTCAGCTACATGCGGCTGTGGATCAACGGCAATCTGTCCGCGTTCGACGTGAGCGAGGATATGGTGCTCGCCAACGCGGCGTTGGGCGATACCGTGGTCCTGCAATACCAGTTCCGCCCAGCCGAGCGGCGCTGGCTACCTGCTTTCCGCTGGTACGTCGTCTACCGGCTGGCGAGCGAGTTCGCCTCCACGATCACGCGCAAGGCCGACGAGATCGAGCTTTGGACGCAGAAGGCGTCGCAGCAGTTCGAGACGGCCCGCCTGCGCGACGACAAGGGGCGCATCTCGCCGTGGATGGACAGCCAGCTTCTCAACGAGGCGCTGGCCCTCATCGGTGCGCTGCCGGTCACGCAGGTCACGCAGACGGCCATCGAGGCGCTCATCGCGCACGGCTTGCTCGACGAGGTGACGGATCAGGCGCTCGCTGCGCACGACTGGACCTTCGCCATGCAGCAGGCCAAGCTCTCGTTGGACGACACCTATACCTCGTACCGTCAGCGCGACCGCGCCTACACGGCGCCGAGCGACATGCTGGCGCCCTTCCGTGTGTGGGTGGACCAGCACAACGCGGCCTACTCGCTGGAAGGCGAGCACGTCCTGGTGGACCTGGACCAGTTCCCAACCACCCCGGACACCGTGACCGTCGCGATGGAGTACAAGGCGCGTGCGCCTTCCGACACATGGCTGCCCGCCTTCCGGTGGTATGTGATCTACCGCATCGCCTCCGAGTTGCAGGGTGCGGTCGGCGGCGCCACGCAGTTCGGCAACGTCCTCGACCAGAAGGCCGAGCGCCAGCTTACCAAGGCGCGGCGTGAGAACGACCAAGGCCGTTCGCCGCCGCGGCTCAACATGCGTACGAGCCGCTTGACGCGGGCACGTCGCAGCGCGCCGACCGTGAGGCCGAAGTAATGGCTGTCGTCCGCCAGCTCCAGACCAACTTTTCGGGCGGTGAGCTGACGCCGCGCATGGCCGCGCGCGTGGACACCGGAGCCTATCAGAATGGCGCGGGCAAGCTGCGCAACGCACGCACGCTCATTCAGGGCGGTGTCAAGCGCCGTCCCGGCCTGCGCTACGTGGACACCCTCGGCTCGCCCGAGACGGTCAAGACCGCAGAGTTCGCGTTCAACGACGACCAGAGCTACCTCTTCATCTTCCGGCCGGGCAAGCTCGACATCTACTTCCGCGATCTCAGCTTCGCCACGAACCTGACCGGCATGGCCTGGGACACCGCGGACAAGGTGCGCAACCTGCGCGTCGCGCAGAACGGCGACACCCTGATCTGCTGCCATCAGGACATGCCAACGCAGCAGGTGGTGCGCACGGGCGCGACGAGCTTCACAGCCGATGTTTTCGAGTTCGAGAAGGACAGCGACAGCCGCAAGGTCTTTCAGCCCTTTACCAAGTATGCCGACCCGCGGACGACGCTCAAGGCCGACAAGCCCGAAGGCGACGATGCCACGCTGACGGCGAGCGAGGCCGTCTTCGAGACGGCGCACGAGGGCCAGTTTGTGCGCCACAAGGGCCGCCAAATCCTCGTTAAGACGGTGACCTCGGGCACCGAGGCCATCGGCGACATCCTCGATCCGCTGCGTCGCAGCGAGGACACGGGCGTCAACCTGATCGCCAACGAGAGCTTCGACTCGGCCGAGTTCTGGCGCCTCGGGCCGAACTGGGAAATTCGCGGCGCCAAGGCGCAGCCCAAGAGCAATCTGGGCTCCGAACTCAAGCAGGACGTGCCAGGGCTGGACACCTCGTCCAGCTATACCCTGGAGTTCGAGCTGTCGAACGTGAACAACGGCGAGATCACCGAGGTCCGCTTGGACAGCCAGGTCATTGGCGGGCCGTTTTCGACGAACCAAACCCACAGCGTCAGTTTCACACCCGATACCGATGCGGGTTTCCTGGTCTTCTTCGCCAGCGCCGACTTCGACGGCGAGCTGGACAATGTGTCGCTCAAAAAGGGCGGCTCCGGCCAGGAAATGATCGAAGACGGCGGCATGGACGACGACCAGTTCTGGATCAAGGGCGGCACATGGCAGATCACGGACGGGGTGGCGCGAACCGAGCAGAAGACCTCCTTCGATCTGGCCCAGCAAATCCAGCCGCAGCTTGAGAAGGACTACATCCTCACCTTCGATGTCAGCGACAGCTCTGCGGGCACGCTCACGATCCGTTTCGACGACCAGGACATCGGCACGGTCAGCGGCGGCGACAACGCGACCAAGACCTTTGAGTTCCGCGCCAAGGCCGCGGACGGCGATCTGACCTTCGGCGCCGACACCGATTGGGATGGGGCTATCGACAACGTGTCGGTGCGCATGAAGCCCGACAACGGCGAGACGACGGACTGGGAGGAGCAGGCTTTCTCCAGTCTGCACGGCTACGCGCGCGTTCCCTTCTTCCATTCGCAGCGGCTCATCCTGGCGGCCTCGCGCGACCGGCCCAATCAGCTCTGGATGTCCAAGCCCGCGCGGTTCTTCAACTTCGAGACGGGCGAGGCCGAGGACGACGACGCGATCTCGCACACCATCGCGGAAAGCCGCATCGCTGAAATCCGCGCGATCACCTCGCTGCGCCACCTGCAAATCTTCACCAGCGAGATGGAGCTGTACATCCCCACGGGGCAGGCACAGCCGCTCACCCCGACTAACGTGCGCTTTCTCAAGCAAACCCCGCTCGGGGTAAGCATGGTGGAGCCGCGCGAGTTCGACGGCGCGGTGCTCTTTATGCCCAAGAGCAAGGCGACGCTGCGCGAGTTCATCTTCTCCGAAATCCAGCAGGCGTATAGCTCCGATGTGGTGTCGTTGCTTTCGCAGCACCTCCTCAACGACCCGCAGGACATGGACGTGACCCTGGAGAGCGAAGGGCAGCCCGAGCAATACGCCTACCTCGTCAACAACGACGGCACGATGGCTGTGTTTCTGTCCAACCGCGCCGAGGAGATCACGGCGTGGCAGCAGTGGGACACGCAAGGGCAGTTCAAGGCCGTCTCGGCCGTTGCCGACCGCGTGTTCGTCGTCACGGAGCGCGACATCGACGGGAATGGGCTCAAGCAGTACGTCGAGGTGTTCGACGAAAACCTGACCCTGGACCTCGCCGACACCGACAGCCAGAACGGCGAGACGACCGATTGGTCGATGGCCCATCTGGCAAACAGCACGGTGCAGGCAACTTCGGGCAACTTCTACATGGGCGAGTTCGAGGCCGACAGCAGCGGCGCGATCACACTCACCCAGGCAACCGACTCCATCCAAATGGGGCTCAACTACCAGTTCGAGGTGGAGACGCTGCCGCCAGAGCTGCAAGTTAACGGTGAAGGCGCCAGCGTCGGCGAGAAGCGGCGCATCATCAAGGTGTCGGCGGTCCTCGACGAGACGCTCAACCTGCGCATTTCGCGCATCCAGCGTTCGGCCACACTCAACATCCGGCAAGTGAATGACGACCTTTCGCTTGAACCGCCTAAGATCACGGGGCGTCAGGACTTCCGGCTGCTCGGCTGGGATGATGAAGGCATCGTCAACATCACCCAGACCGTGCCGCTGCCGGTCACGCTCCTGGGCCTGAACGTGGAGATGGAGATTTAGATGGGCGATCCGGTTTCGCTCAGCATCGCGGCTGGTGCTTCGGCTGCCGTTTCAGCAGGTAGTAGCATCGCGTCCAGCCAAAGTCAGGCCGCCGCGCTGGAGGCGCAGGGGCAGGCCCGGCAGGCGCGTGCGGAGTTTCAGGCCGAGCAGCAGCGCGAGCAGGCCGAGGTTTCCAGGGAGCGCGCCGAGGAGCGCATCCGTGACGCTCAGGTCGCGGAAATCCAGGCGCAGCAGCGCGTCAATCAGCGCCAGCGTCAGCTCGAAAACGCGCTCGCAGCACAGACCACGTTGGCCGCGGCCGCTGGGTTGTCCATCGGCCCCGGCGGCTCATTGTCTGCCGTGCAGCGCGAAACCCGCGAGACGGCGCAGCGCGACATCACCACGGTCCGTTTCCTGGGGCAAAATCAGGAACGTCGAGCGCGCATCTCAGCACGCAACCAGCGCCAGTCAGCCCAAAATCAGCGCGAAAGCGCGCGCTTCACTCGTGCTTTCGGCCAGACCGCGAACAAGATCGCGCAGCAGAACGCGAGCACGGCGCGGACAAGCGGCTTTCTCCAGGCTGGCAGCACGCTCCTCAATGCGGGTCGCCGCATCGGGCAGACCGGCAGCAGCCCCGACTTTCAATCGCCGTCTGAGTTCTCCGGCATCCAGCGTCCGGCGCCGGGCATCCGAGGTGAGCTATGAGCAACAGCGTGATCCCGCGCCCCGGCGGGCGCAGCATCGGCATCCGCTCAACCGGCAACATCTCCGGCGTCCGCCCGGCATCACAGCCCGCGGTCCCGAACTTCTCCGGCATCGCCAGCGGCTTCGACGCGGTGCGCGATGTGGCGAACAACGTCGCGGATCAGGCGTTCAACGACCTGGAGCGTGATGCTCAGCGCCGCGGGCGAGAAGCCGGTCGGCGCGCTGCGGAGCGGCTGGCTGGTGGCAAAGAGCCCATTGTGGACCTATCCGACGTCGAGCAGGACACGGCGTTTGGTTCGGCTTTCACCGATACCGCAGCGCAGGTTTTCCGTGACCAGATCGTTTCGGATGCGACGGTCAAGGCATCCGAGGTGCAGGCCGAGAACCCGGCTGACCCCCAGGCGTTTGCCAAGGAGTTCGGCCAGTTTGTCGATGGGCAGCTCGCCAATGTGCCCGAGCAGATCGCGCGCGAGGCCGAGCCCGAGCTGCGCCAGCTTCAAAGCCGCGGCCTGCGCAACACCACGGTCAATCAGGTCGAGCAGGCGCGCGAGCAGACCCGCCAATCGGTGTTCGACGAGTTCGACCGAAAGGCCGAGGAACTTCAAGGGCTGGTCCGCAACGGGGAGGGCGACACCGAGCGCGCCCGGACCCTGCGCACCCAACTCGACGGGCACTTTAACAACGCCCTCAATGAAAATCTCGTCACCGAGAACGAGGTCCGCGATGCCCAGCGTGAGGCCGGCCGCGCCCTAGAGGAAACGGAGGTCATCGGGCGTACCGAGCGGCTTGTCGAGGGGGCGAACCTTGAAGACCCGGACGAACTTGCGCGCGTCTTCGGTCAAATCGACTCGGAGGTTTCCAAGGCCGACGTCCCGGCCGAGCGAAAGGATGAGCTGCGCAACCGTGCGCTCGGGGTTGTCAAGCAGCAGAGCGCGCAGCAGGGGCGTATTGAGCAAGCACGTGAAGCGCAGCGCCAGCAGCGCCAGACGCAGAATTTCCTTGAGCTGCGCCGCCGCAAGGCCCTGCCCGGCGAGCCCGCACCTACGCTCGATGAGATCGAGCGGATGCGCAAAAGTGGAGCCATTTCCAATGCCCAAGCTGCGCAGTTCTTCGAGAGCATTGGCAGCGCCCGCCGTGCCGAGGCCGAAACGCAGCAGGAGCGCCGGTCAACGCTGCTCTTGCAGGACTTCGAGAATGGCCGTTTGAGCTTCGCCGACGTGCGCGAGCGGCTTGAGAATGGCGAGATGACGTTCTCGGATTTCGCGGACGCCCGTAGCACGGCTTTGGAGCGCGAGGCCGATGAGCGCGCACGGCTTGAAGAGGTCGGCGTGCAGCGATGGCTCGGTAACCGCCACAAGCAGCTCGACCTCCGGCCGAACCAGTTTCGCGACCTCGTCACCAACATCGCCGCGGAAGGTCGCGGTGATCTAACGCCCCAGCAGGCGCGTGCCGAGGCCGAAGATTACCGGCAGGCGTTCAATGAACGTGTGGACAAGCAGCGCATCCGCCGCCGGGCATTCCAGCAGTTCAACCAGCAGGGCGCCGTGCGAGGGGGCGATGAGCGCGAGCAGCTTGTCGAGGCGCTTGGCCCCGTCTTTGACCCGACGCGTGACACCACACCCGAGGATAGCGGGCTGACGCCGCAACAGCAGACTGCCGATGCGGTCACGCGGGCCGGGTTCGTTCCTGACAGCCTTGCCAGCCGGTTCGCCAACATCGAAAGCGAGGACGAGGAGACGGTTACGCGCTTGGTCCAGACCTACAACGCCATTCGCTCCGCGGATGCGCGCGGGACTGGGGGCGCGATCCTCAACGACAGCCTCTCGTCTGGAACCATCCGCAAGATGGACACACTGTCTACGACGCTGCGCCAGGCCGACACGGTGTCGGCGGCGCTGGAGCAGGCGAACAAGGCGGTCAACGACAACAGCTCCACCGACCGCCGCCTTGCCGCGATGGTTCCCCAAGACGCAAGGGGGAGTGAAACCGAGTTTATTCGGCGAAACGTGCCGCGCGTGCTTTCCGGCGAGGGCGTCGGCGGCAGCGGCGGCCTGGACAACCCCGTGCCCGGCCCTATCGACGTGCTCGGTGCAATTGGCCGCGCTTCGGGCCTCCTGGAAGGCAATGACCAGCGGTTTCAACCGGTTATTGCGGAGGCCGAGCGCCGCGGCATCGACTTGAGCGAGCAGCGGCTTCCGGGCCACATGCGCGACCGCATCGCGCGCCGGGCGCGTACGCTCATCGAGACGGGCCGCATCGGCCCGGATGGCGGCATCTCGCAGGCGATCAAGACGGGAGCGGCGCAGGTGTTCCGTGAGTTCGGGCCGGAGCTGACCGATGACGGCGGCGTTCGTTTTGTGCGCGAGCCCATCGTTACCCAGGCAAACCGCCAGACCGCGGCCTTCGACATCCAGCAAGGCGATGTGAAGCAGGATTTCAAATTTCAGGCGAGGCGCAAGGGCTTGGAGCCCCCGCCGGGCTTCGACTCCATGCAGGACGTGCCGATCCGCTTCGACTTCATTGAAGGCAGCGCCAGCTCGGGCGAGCCCGAGTACCGCGTCATGTACGAAGACCCGCAGGAGGACGGCCTTCTCCAGCCACTGACCACCGAGGCGGAGGACGGCACGACCACGCAGGTCACGTACAACTTCGACTTCGATCAATCGGTGCAGAAGGATGCCCAAGATGCTGTCATGGAGCATGGCCTTGCGGGGCAGGTCCAGCTCCCCTTCGACATCGGTGATGAAACGATCCGCGAGTTCGTCGGCAACGCCGAAACCGATGCACTCCTGCGCTTTCGGCGCATCAAGAACGAGCTGAACGCCCTCGCCCGCGACCCCGATCTACAGGCCGCCAAGGAGAACAGCGAGCGCGCCTTGGAGAAGAAGCGCGAACTCCAAAAGATGGGGCGCAACCTTGTCGAGCGGACGCTTGGCCTCGACGGTCAGGAAGGTGAATGATGCGAACCAAGCGTATCCAAGACTTTGAAGACGGCGGCTCGATTGAGCCGCAGGCGCGGCAGCGCCCGGTGATCGAGCCTGTCAACGACACCTTTCTGCCGCCGCCCCAGCGGGATGTGCTGAATTTTGGCGAGGAGCTGCGCCGCGGCATCGAGCTGGAAAGCGTCATCGGCGCTGCTGACCGGTTTGCCAACACCCCGAATTTCGACGACGACCCGACGTTCGATCCGCGCAATCACCGCATCATTGAAGAAAACCCGGACTTGGCGTTTCAGCTCATGGATGCGGGCAGTGCCGAGGAACTGGAGTTTCGTTTCGACCGCATCCAAGACTTGCGAGAGTCGCGCCGTGAGCTTTCCCGCGAAGGCGCGTCAGCGTCCGTCGCGACCATTGTGGGCGCGCTGGCGAACCCGTCGTCGGCCTTCCCGGTTCTCCGGGCCGGAAGCGGTGCATTGCGAGCCGCTAGCGAGACATTGCTTGCCGGGACAGCCGAGGAAGCCTTCATCGGCGCAAACACGCCGACGCGCGAGTTCGGCGCGCAGGTCGCCAACGTCGGCCTGATGACAGGCATTGGCGGCCTTGCTGGCGCCCTCAACCGCAGCCTGCCCGCAGCCCGCAACATCAACGAGGCCCCCGATGTGGGCGAGGCCGCGCCGACCGGGCGCCCCGTGGGCGCGCAGGCAGGCGCGGCGCCAGAGGGCGAGGTCGAGGTGGGCTCCGTTCGGGCGGCGGATGCCCAGCCCGAAAGCCCCGCCACAGCTCAGGCGCAGGATGAAGACGTCGTGAGCCGTTTCCGGCGCGGTGACACCTCGCTGTCCGACAATGAGGTTCGCGAAGCTGCGCGCCAGGAGGCCGATGAGGCGCAGCGGACCGTGCGCGAGCGGATGCGCAACGGCGACCGTGTGGATGCCGAGCGCGTGCGCCAGGCCCAGGACGATAACGTGCCACCGAACAGCGTGGGCGCGATGCGCGACCCCGAAACCGGGACACCAGGGCGCGAGCAGCAGCTTCGCGACACCGAGCTGGTCCGCACCGGCACGGGGATCGAGCGCCTGCCGTCGAACCCACGCAACCGGCTCCTTAACACGACGAACCTTGCCGAGCCGCGCGAGTTGGCTGGTGAGTTGGTGCCCATGAGCGGACTGCGCCAGCAACGCAACCTGCGCGGCGTGGCCTCGCCGAGTTCAGTAAGCACGCAGTTTCAGACCGAGTTCCTGCCCGACATCGTGCAGAGCGTGAAGGCCGTTGAAAACGAGTTTCTCAAATCGCGCGGGGTGACGCCGCCGGACGGGGCCGCGGCGCGCAAGGCGCGCGTGGCACGCGAAGAGGTCAGTGCTCGCCTGGAAGCACCTGACGAGGCCGCGCCGCGGCGGCTTTCCGAGTTCCGCGAGCGCGTCGCCAAAGCAATGCGCCGGGGCGATGAGGACGAACTGGGCAATGAGTTCGTCTCCAACGCCGCGCAGAAGGTGCGCCCCCTGTTCGACAGGCTGGGGCGCGAGGCGTTGGAGGAGGGTCTTTTCGACGATGCTCTGCTGCCGACCATCAACCGCCTCAAGCGTGAGATCGCCGAGCAAAACGAAGCCATCAAGCAGGCCGAGACGCGCGCGGAGGTGAGCGAGCAAACCGCGGAGCTGAACCGCCTACGTCGTGAGTTGGATGCTCAGGAGCGCAAGCTGGAGAGCATCCGCACGAACGGCCCCACGGTGAACACAGCCGACTCCTTTCTGCCACGCCTGTTCCGGCGTGATCGCATCGACGCTCGGCGCGAGGAATTCGACGCGATCATCCGCGACCATCTGCGCCGCAGCGGTTCGTTTAGCGACGACGCTGAGCTTGAAACCGCCGTTCAGGAAACGGTCGAGAACATCCGCGGTGCGCGCAACCACCTCGATCTTGAGGAGGCCGAGGCGGGGGTGCCGCGCTCGGTGCGTGAACGCGTCCTCGACATCCCTGACCGCGAGATCGAGGATTTTCTGGAAAACGACATCGAGGCCATCACCCGCTCCCACGCCACGTCGCTCGGGACCGACACGCTTTTGAAACGCCGCTTCGGTGGCGTCCGTCTGGACAGTGCCCTGGAGCGCATCGACGAGGAAGCAACGCAAGCCAAGCAGGGCGCTTCCAACGCCAAGGCCGCGGAGATCGACGCCGAGGCGGCGCGGGCCAAGGAAGACGTGCTGGAGTTGCGTGACCGCCTGCGCGGAACCGCGGGGATTACGCGCGATCCGCAGTCCACGGTGTCGCGTGCCTCGCGCATCGCCCGCTTGGCGACGACAATCACGATGTCGGGCACTTTCGGCCTGTCGAACCTCGCGGATGCGGGTAGCATCGTGTTGCAAAACGGACTGCGGCGGACGATGGGCGGCGCTTATCAGAATCTCTTCTCCGAAAGTGCGCAAGCGTTCCGACGCGCGAACACCGAGGAGCTGAACAAGGCGGGCACGGCCCTGGAGATCGAGACGGGGCTCATGGCCTCGCAGCTCGCGGATACGGGAAGCCCCGCCGGGCGCCTGACGCGTGGTGAGGAAACACTTCAACGCACGGCGCGTACGGCGTTTGCCCTCTCCGGCATCAACTTCATGAACGACTTGCTTAAGCGATGGGCGGGCACGGCCACGTCCATGCGCATGAACGACGCTATCTTCCGGGTGCGTGACGGTGTGGCCACGCAGGACGACTTGGCCGATCTGGCGGCCTCAGGCATCGACACCGAGATGGCGCGGCGTATCGGCCGTCAGATCAGCGAGCACGGCGTTGATTTCGGCGGGCAGACGGGCACGGTGCGCCTGCCCAACGTGGATGCTTGGGATGACGCGGCTGCGGCGCGTCAATACCGCGAGGCGCTAAATCAAAACGTGGAGCGCACCATCGTCACGCCCGACGAAGGCGACCGCGCCACCTGGACGACAACCGAGATGGGTCAGGTTGTCGCGCAGTTTCAGAGCTTCTCGCAAGCGGCGCAGACGAAAATCCTGGCGGCGGGCCTCCAGCGTCGCGACCGGGCGCTATTGGAGGGTGTGGCCGCGCTTGTCGCCGCAGGTGGCGTCGTTGACCAAATTAAGCGCATTCAGTTTGACAAAGAGCGCGACCGCGATATTGGGACGCAGCTCATTGATGCGATTGAGCAGTCCGGCGTGGGCGGGCTCTTCACCACGGGCAACACAGCCTTGGAGCGGCTCACCGGGAACCGGATCGGCCTCACCCCGCTTGCGGGCAACCTTGGTGTTGCAGATGAGCCACAACCCCTACCCGTGGGCGGACGCAACGTGCTCTCGGTCGCTGGCGGTCCGGCGGGGTCACAGCTCGACGCCCTTGGCGAGCTGGCCGATACCGTTGCCGAAGAGGGGCTGTCGCAGAACGCGTTGTCGCAGGCGCGGCGTTTCGTTCCATTGCAGGCGCAGCCGGGCGTTGACCCTGTTGCGGATAGCGTTTTCGGGCCGTAGTGAATAACGCTCGCACACACGCGCGCGTAGCCTGCGCCTTATGGCGCAGCTCCAGATCAACGATACCGAACCCCGAGTCCAGTATTCGGTTGGTTCCAGCGGCAGTACCGGGCCGTTCTCGATCCCGTTCGCTTTCTTCCAGAAGGGCGACATCCGGGCAATTGTCACCAAGGATAGCTCAGACACAGAGCTGACGAGTTCTGAGTTTTCGATCACGGGAACTCAGACGGATGGTGGGTTCTTCCAAGACGGCGAGCTGACCCTGGACTCCGCGATCTCTGACGCGCGCCTGACAATCTTCCGCGACACCATCATTGAGCGCACGGACGATTTTCCCCAGCAGGGGCCGTTCGACATCCAGTCGCTCAACACGACGCTCGACAAGCTCTATGCGATCTCGCAGGAGCTTGACCTGCGCAACGACCGTGCGATCTCGCTGTCGCTCACCAGCACGCGCGACGATCTGGAAATTCCGCCTGCCGATCAGGGCAAGGTGCTTGTCTGGAACGCCAACAATCAGCTTGAGAACTCGGATGAGGCGTTTGCCGACATCATCACGGTGACGAAGGAGCACCGTGATACTTCTGAGCGGTTCGCAACCACGACCGGCGCCACGGTGGTCGATGCCAACACCGGCAACGATACCGGCTTGTACTCGTCGAAGGAACACGCGCAAGGCGATCTGGAGGCTACGGGCGGCAGTGCCAAAGCCTGGGCCATCGACGCCAGCAGCCCGGACGGCAGCGGCGAGCAGTCGGCCAAGACGGAGGCCGGGAACGCGGCCACGAGTGCCAGCAACGCGGCGGACAGCGAGGCCAAGGCGCACGACTGGGCCGAGGCCGCCGAGGACACCGAGGTCGAGCCCGGCGAGTTCTCCGCGCACCACTGGGCTGCCAAGGCCGCCACGGCGGGCTCGGGGACCGTCCTCGTTTCATCCGACGACACCAGCAAGGCCCCGCTCGCTGACAAGATTCTGGGAGCTACGGTCGTAAACCCTGGCGGCGACGAGCAGCTTGAGATTGCGGGTGGCATCGAGCCTGTCCTCACCTACGACAATCGCGGCGACCTGCGCACGATCTCAGGCCCGGACGACGGCGACGCGGCGCTGGTCTACGGCCTGGGCCTTTTCATCTTCGCCGCCGGCAGCACCGAGCCGGACGACGACGAGACGGCATTCGCCGCCGACGACGGGAGTGGTGTGTGGCTGCTGCGCGCGATCTCGTGGGACGTGGCCTATGCCTATTGGCTCGGTGAGATCGATCTGCTCTGGCAGGACACGGATGCGCTGCGCCAGGACACGGACG